TTTAAGGCTTTTGTTGTTGTATCAACAGATGAACCGAGCGTGCGAATAGCAGCTGCGCCATCCTTAACCAAATCAGTATCGTTTGGCGTTGTCCATCCATAATTCGTAGTTGTTGCCATATTATGCTACTGCTCCAATCGCATTTTCCCATGTTAGTATAGCGGATAAAGTGTTCCATGCCTCTGAGGCTGATACCTGATCCCAAGCAAGTGCTACTTGAGAAAATTCAATCGGGCTCAAATTTATGGTTAAAAATAATTCGTTGAATCTAGTGCTCCAACGCCAGCCTTCAACATAACCCTCAAATTGTTCGGTTGGGGCTATCTGAACAGGCAAGTCTGTAATTCGCATTGGCTGACCCACAAAGATTTGAAGCAAGGCATCTCTGTCAGAATCATCAATGGCTGAGTTAGTTAATGGAAATGTAATACTGTCAAATAAGGCTCTTGGATATGATCTAAGGGCAATAAAGCGATCGGCCAAAGCTTGTGCATCAGTTGCATCATGAAGGACTGTGTTTAGACTTTCACCTCGATAACCAAAGGTTGCAATGCTAGTAAGATCAATTGCGGTTTTTTGTGATCCATAGTTGTTGCCGTAATTTAAGATAATCTCGTTGCGAACATCTGCTCCCCTAGTCAAAACCTTTAATCCTGCACCAATAGCGGTGTTTGCTGAAATCTCTGTGTATCCATTATTGGCAAGATAATTCTGTCTGTGTGTTGTGTCAGCATAGGAGATGCGCCCCTCATTGTCCTCATACAAAACACCAAGTGCGCTGTTAGCAATAAGGCTTGCAATGTTGTAAGTGGTGTCAGGATCGGCAGTTCGATTTTCAAGTTCATAAACTCCGGGGCGATCAATTTCGCCCAGTCCTATGTTTTCAGCATTTGCCCAAGTAATTGTTGGATCATAGCCAGACCAAGTTTCAGCTGCTGGCACTTCATTCCAATTGTTTAAGAATAATTCTGAAAGCAATTCATAGATTTGATCGCCGTCATCATCTTGAGCCAATGTGCCTTCGTAGATTACTTTTGGCAGTTTAGCTAATGAACCTAAAGCAAGGATTGTGTAAGTAAAGGTTTCGGCAATACTGCTTGCAGTTGCAACCTCTGTTGTTATGTCTGTGATGTTGCCGCCAAATAAAGTTCGATAGGTGTTGGTGCTGTCTTTAACTTGTAAAGTTATTCCATCATTAATCTCTAAATTATAGTTTTCATTATTTAGGGCAACCAACTCAATTTGCATATAAGATGGATTGGGTTGTGAGTAAATATCCTCACGACCAGCCTGATGGGCGATGTCAGATATTGCAACATTTGTGTATTCAACCGCATTGATTGTGAGTTTCCAATCGGGAGTAAATACAGTCATTATCCGCCCTTGATGCCGTTGTTATACAGCTGTGGAACTGATCTAGATGCGCTGTTATTTAATACCTTTGCAACGGCTCTTGCAGCACCTTCGCTATCGACAGATTGAACTGAAATGTTAATTGTGTTTCCACCGGCTTGACCAAATGGAGTTCCAGTAAAAGTTGATGGCTGAGGGATGTTTCCGCTTGGAGCGATTTGGGTTAATCCATAAGTGGCAGCACCAGCAGCTAAAGCAGCAGCAGCAGTTCCCACAGATGCGCCACCGGTTGCAAAAGCGGTAGCAACTCCAGCAGCAGCAGCAGCATTTCTTAAGGTATTCATAGCAACAACAATTGTTCCAATGGCTGCAACAAAAGCAGCAATTTTATTGACTACAAAAACAGTTGCAAGAATGCCGGCCAAAATCAACAATTCGTCTTTAATGCTTATCAAGAAACCAATGGTAGTTTTTAATTGTTGTCCAAACTCATAAGCACCACGAGTTGCATCTGTAATTCCTGCATTAACACCTTTTTGACCAGTTAAGCCAGCAGCCAATGCCTGAACATTTGGCACAACTACCGCAAGCAAATAATCAGCAAATTGTTTCATGATTGGCAATAAAGCGTTTCCAATTTGTTCTTTTGTTTCTGAGAAAGCAATCTCCAATTGACGCATTTTGAATTCGGCATTGGTGGCTTCGTTGTCAATAAATCCTTTATAAGTTCCTTTAAGAATCTGCATGATTTCCTCATGAGATTTGGTTTTAAGGGTAGCCGCATCAATACCTAAACCAAGTTTGCCGAGAGATGTATTCTGTCCATCAAAACTTTTGCCTAAAGCATTTGCAATTGTTTCAAGTGGCTTGCCAGTAGCGGTTGCAATTTCTTGAGATAAAGATAATAAATCTTGCGCTTTAGCAACATCATTTGTTGATCGAATTAATCTAGCAAAAGCTGGTCTTAAAACATCATCGGTCGTTGCGGTGGCAATAGATTGTTTTGTGATGTAAGTATCGATTGATGCAATTTGTTCATTGGTTGCACTTGTGTTTGCTCTAATTGTTTGTTCTAAAGACTTGCGAGCCTTTTCATCCTCGGCTGCTGCCTTTACAGCTGAAACTGCGAACGCTGTGGCTGCTGCGCCAACGGCTGCAAAAGCCAATGCTGCTTTTTTGCCAAAATCAGAAATTTGATCGGCAGATTTATTGACTACTTTATTGGCATCATCTAAACCCTTTTTTAAGCCATCAATATCAGCTGCTAAGGCGAGGGTTAATGTTCTGCTATTACTTGCCATCAGAAAATTCTTTCTTTATATCCAAAATAATTTCTTCAAATTCTTTAATAATTGTAGGTTGCAAATGTCTAATTGTTGGATAAATAAACCAACCTCTTGAACCCGGCCCTTTTGGCATCGGCCCTGACCATCTTGGAAATTGTGGATATTTGCCTGAACCAAATTCTGATGCTGCTCCAATACCTTTGCGATTACCTTTACCATCATTGCGAGTGTTAAATTGAGTTGTTGCACCGCCTGAGAATCTTTGTGAAGCAAATCCAAATGAAATCTCACCAAGCAATGAGGATTTCTTAACTTTACCGCCTTGAGCAACTCGATCGGCAACCTTGCCTCTAGATGAAGCAACTCTGCGAATTTCATTCAATTCTTTTTGCGCTAACTCACCAACTCTGCGTTTGGTTTCCTCAACAGCAATATCGCTCATGTTTCTAATTACCTTAGCAAATGAAGCAAGTTCTCTTTTGTCATAGACTATTAGAGGTTCGGTGCTAGTTGCCATTCCGTTTCTCCAATATCTCGATCGCTGTTAAAATATCCTCTGCTTCAACCCATTCACTCATTGGTATTTGTGTGGCAATTGCCAACTCAACCAATAATCTGTTTAGGCTTCCTGCTGGATAACTTTTGGGTCTGCATCACCGACAATGACATCACTTACAGTTTCCATCCAAATATCCATTGGTTTGATTGGCTTGCTTCCGGCAATTTCACGCTTATGAGCATGATAAGCCAGAAACATAAGATCCCAAACGCCCAACTTTTCGGATGCCTGACCAATAGTGTGTCCTGTCTGCTTTTCCCATTTTGCCCACTCAGGCGGTTGGGCAATATAAGTTGCTTGCTCGCCTGAGCTGTATTCAATTGTGATTGGTAGTTTCATTTTGCTCCCGTTGCTAGTTTTTAACTAAAGGTTTCTACTACTGCGCCCTTAGATACTGTAAATGTAAATGATACTGTCTGAGCATCAACACCTGAACCACCAGCACTTGGGAACTCAGGCTTTACAGGAAACACAAATTGCGCTCCTGATGCAGCTGTAAGTGTCATGCTAATATCTGTATCTGGTGCGCTTTCAGCAGCAGCCCATAGAGCCTCACATACTGATGATGTCTTGCCCCAATCAGCCAACATATCCAATTGGAATGTTGCTGAAATGTTTGTAGTCTTGTAAGCCTCTCCATCCATAGTCTGATAAACCTGACGATCATTGACTTTGGTTAGAACTGCATTTGTCGCTTGTGCTTGAATATCTGTTCCACCTGTGAAAGATAAACCAACATCACGACCGGTAATTACGACTGTTGCCATGATTTCTCCTTAGATTGTTTGTGTGTAGTAGGTAGATACTCGAACATCTGCGATTAGCAGCGTGCTTGCACCAACTTGCGAAACTGTCGGTCTTTCAACCGAACTGACAATGTATCCAACTGGAATTACTGCCAGAACGCTAACGATCAATTGCTCGATGTTGTCGAG